CCATTTCTCTTGGCCCATCTCGTAGGCTTTAAAGAATAAAGAAGAGTTCCCACCGCTAACGTGCTTGATTAGAGCGACCGATTTGGCATTAGGGACACCGGGTTTCCTTTCGGTTTTTATTATTAGTTTTTTCGGTATTGAACCGGAACCAAAGGCTTCGGGGTCATCTGGAGAACCCAATAATTCGTACTGTACTATGTCGCGTGTTGTTTCATTCGATACCCCTCCAGCCCACGCTATTATTGGCTGTCTGTATCTTCGGCCCTGCCACCACTTGGGATATAGCCCAGTTACATGGAAAGCCATCTCCGCTGCACCACAGTAACTTTTTCCTATTCTGTTGGCAGCCATTAAAAGTCGCTGGTTAGCAGAACCTCCAGTTTCGTGGAAGTTAAGTTGATAGGGGTAAGGGTCATATAGGCCAATCTTATTGAACCTTTCTCTTGCTCTTATCTCCCTAGCGATTTCTACTGCTTTTTCTAGCTTTGCCCTTGCTTGCATGAATCGCTCTCATCTGTCTTTCTGCCTGTGATTTGTTGGGATAACACTTCCCAGAAGAACCCCATTTCCAGCCTTTCTTTCCTTCTTTAAGCGTACAGCGTTGTATAGGCATTACACATAGCTCCCTAGAAGCCCCGTCTCTTCCCGCTTAGTTAAAGACATTCCTTCCTTGAACTTCTCTCTCATCTCATCAGTTATTATTTGCTGCCATACTTCTGGCTCATCAGGTTCTACTGGGTCTACTGTCATGCTTTCCCAGCTCCAACCATACGGGAAACCCAAATTCGATCCTCTGCCTGTCTGTGCATCCCTATAATCTCTTGCTTCTTCCCTAGTCAAAAAAATCATTGGGCCTCCAGTATCACTCTCTAACCACCCATATTCTGGATGAGTAATCGTATACCCATTTGACTCTCCTCCCACTCTAGTAGGGGGCATCTTAAATCCCTTTAGGAGTTTACTAAAGAATTGAGGGGCTTTATTATTGTAAATAAATTTAAGGAACTTGCCACCTACATCTAATTCTTCTCCGCTATAAGACTTTGTAACTTCGGTAGGTAAGTCTTCCTTATCTATTTTTCTTATTTTAGTATCCCTAAGAAATTGTTTTTTCTTTTCCTCAGTTCGTATTCTTTTATAAGTATCATCTAACCATTCTTGGGCTGCTTCTTTTGTGGGGAAAGTTCCACCCTTATCATTACTTACCTTGTTATAGACCTGATACTGATCCGCGCTACCATGATAATCTATATGCGTTATAACTCTATTAGCCAACTCATCCCCCACATGAGCCGGGAGATCATCCTCATGTATGCCCTCAACCATTTGTGGTGCGCTGCCACCTTTGGGGAAAGTAGTTATACTATATTTGCCAGTATCTAAGTTATAGGCAAAATCAGCCCTTTCAATAAGCCTACTTAAACTATACCTCTCAGCCTGCGTCTCTCCAGTTGTCCAGGTTATAGCCTCAATACTTGGATCATTTATAGCTTCCATGAAATGATCTTTGAACAGGAGTTCCCACCCCTTATCCTTGAAGGGTTCATCAGGGACTTCTCCGGTCTGAGGAATAACATTACCATCAGAGTCCATCTCTTCAGGTTTCGTGATATAGCCATAATCTTTGGGTACTTGCTTGGCTGCCTCTTTCTCTGAAATATCAAGGGCTTGAGACAAACGCCTTATTTCCCGCCTTCTTGCCTTCTCCGCAGCCTGCCACCAATCAAGCTGGTACTCATCAGAATGCAAAGACTTCAAATTGTTTGCGGTAATATTACTTACCCTTATGTGGCCTAAAGTATTTTCCTGACCAGTATCAGTCCAATGACCACCATAATAATTTGCATTTGGGCCTTCTGCTAATTCAGCCCTTCGACCTAAATCGTTCCTGATTTTTATTTCTTGGTCAGTAGCCTTATTTACCCAACCATCTCCATACTTCTTGTGCATATCCTGCACATACTCATTCTGTCGATCATACCAGTAATCTGAACTTTCTCTCTTCGGAAGCTGGGTAAGAATCTCTCGATAATTTGTCCCGCCAGCAGTCCTTAAATCTTGCCTATCTGCAAATCGTGGCATAAGTTGTGTTGGTCTTTGTTGCCTATTGTGCCACCTAGCTGCTTGTTTCGCATCATTTTCGCCATAGTACCATTCCGGTCTGCTTTGGCCCCTCTGCCAATGCGTTGCTATGTTGCCTTCTGGATCAATTACACCCCAGATATTACTCCCATCCAAACCAAAAGGAAGAAGCTCCTCCTGAGTAAGATGCTTTACAGTGTACCCCTCACCACCAAGCACAGTCCGTTTTAGCTCTATAGGTTCAAGAAGCCCTAGAACCTCATCCCTGGTAATATTTTCTTCAGGTAATTCGGGATAGAGCGTCTCTAAACGCTTGTCAAAGCCTGTTTTAGTGGACTCTGAGGTAGCCCCTGGAGTATTCTTTATTTGGCCTTTCCAGTAACCAATCGGGCCTTTATCCTGTTTTGCATCCTTGATCGCCTTTCGGAGAGCAGAGTACCATTGTGGGCTGCCTCTTAGGACAGAACCCATTATGGCTAGGGGCATCCTCAACTGCTTCCTTGTTACATCCTGGTACTCCTTGGTAGAAACCCCATGATCTGTCAGAAACTTATTATGAGCTTCATGCTGTGCCCTCCACATCTTGTTCAGGTTCGGGCCAAGTAGGTGAGCTACACGATCATAAAAATACTCCATAGTGGGTGCAACAGGGGAGTACAGCATTTGGGCTGCCCCAATCGGGCCTGCTGTCGCATCCTGCCTATGACGGGAGAGAGTCTTTGCTCCCTGCATAAACTGTTCTTTAACCGCACCAGGATAACCCTCTAGGAAGTCAAGTAGACTAGGGGGATTCTCCTCTTCTGGGGTGTATTCTAGAATGTCTACCATGAGCCATTACGGAGTTAATTTCCAGTTCTTGTCAGGATCATCTAGCGTGGTACTCCCAGGGAATACAATATCAACAAACTTATTTACAAAACTGCTTAGTGGGGTAGGGCTAATGAGACCAGTAGCAAGGTCTGCTTTATCCCATTTATCCAGATCACCACCTCCCAGCTTCTTTGCTCCAGCCCTGAAGAATGATCCAGGGGTATGTGCTGCTACAGCAAGTAGGGGGTTTATACCATACAATCCAGCAGTAGCACCATACGTCAAGGCAGTCTTTGCAAAGTTTCCTAGTTTATCCAACCCAACCTGATACTGGTGGGGGTTTTCACCACCCATAGCAGTACTGTCAGTAGAACCTGGGATAGTAGTTATGAAATCAGTGACCATTGGAAGGTCAAGAATACCATCCAGGTCTTCAATCTCACCTAGAAGGCCACTTACAGCCCCTCCTTCAGTAGCATCTGAAAAGCCTTCAGCCACTTAGTTCACCAGTTGAGGTATTTCTTCTGGGTCAGAAGTACCCACAAGAGCCTCCAGTTCCCTCCGTAGCTCCTCAATAGAGGCTGTCTCAACATGAGATACTTGCTGTTCGACCTTTTCTACGGGTTTCAACCCTGCTCTGTCCAGGAAATCCTTTATGGCTCCCAGCTTTACAGCGTCTGAAGAGGATTCCTCTATCAATTCATGGAGTTTTGCTAGAACCCCAGGCACAGCATCACGCATCATATCCCTGGTTTTCTCAGAGATTTCATGTGTGAACTGCTTTTTTAGAGCATATCCCTTCTGTTTGGCTGCTTTAGAAGAATAGCCAGCCATTTCTGCTGCCTTAGCAGCATTACCAGTAAGACAGAATGCCTCTATAAAGGCTTCCTGCTTTTCTGTTCTCACCCTAGTAAGCCTGGGGGCATAGGAGGGCCACCAGGAGGCATAGGCATACCA